AGCCATCAACCAGAGCTTGAGCGTCATACTCGTTGCCAGCGCCCAGGTTCACCTGGAAGCCACCAGGCTCGCCGGTCACGGCAGCAGTTTCGCCAGAGGCTTGATCCAGCACGCGGAAGATGCGGCGGTCATAAAATTCTGCGAGACTCTGGCCGATTTGACGGGCGATCGGGCCGCGAATATCGTATTGCGCAAGAACCTCATCGAGGTTATCAACGAAGGCGGAAGCGACCAGCAGGTCGTCCATCGAGATGGTGGTCTCTGCCACATCAGGATCGCCGCTTCCGAGGATAGCGGTGCCAGGCGTATGATACGCGGCGTTGATACGTCCAGTGTGGATGAATTGTGCCTCGTTGCCGTTCTTGAGGGTCCGGTTCATCACCAGGCCCTTAGCAATCGTAGCATTACGGAAGGCCTCATAGACCTCACCGGTGAATAGTTTCAGGTACAGAGCCTGAGTATCGGCACCGCCGTTAATGGCGCCGAGCTGAGTTACAGTTGCAGTCACTTGTCTAAAAGTGTTGAGTGTTTATAAATTAAAGAGTGTCCCGGGAAAAATTATTTAGTTGTGGGGTTGTCCTTTGTATTGGGTATCCACCGCAGCGGGCCAATACTCCAGTCATGACTGGGTTTTTTACGAGGTTGTCCCACCCTCGAAAGGCATGGGGGACATTGCAGTCCCCACGATCTATTACATTAGATCGCCGCTTGCAGCCAGTCGGTCTTGGATGTCCAAACGATACGCAGGATCATTCCGATACCTAGGGTCACTAATAGCACGAGCCAGTTCGGCTTGACTACGGAACCCTTTAACACTTGTGTTCTTGACAGACTTGCCAGACACACGCTTACCTTCAAAACCAACAGCGTCTTGATACCGTTGGTTCAATGCTTGAACAGCAAAGAAGATAGCATCTTTGTTACCGCTGTTGATAACATTATCAAAAGCAGCAACCTCATCAGGCTTTAGATTGTCAGCTGCCCAAGACAGGGTTTCATTATAAACATCTTCACCACCAACCGAAGCCAAGATGGCATCAGCATCTGAATCAGACAACTGTTGCGGTTGGATAGAAGCGTTCTTTTGAAGTTCAAGATAAGCATCAATGAGTTGCTCAGATGGCATCTCTTTGAGCTTTTGAACTGTCTCAGGTTTTAGTTGGTTGTTGTTACTGAAATACTCTGAGGAAGCATCTTGGATAAACTGAGCGGTTTCTGAGATGTCATCATCTTCTTGGGCGACGGGCTCATCTGACGTATCAGAGTCTTCACCGTCGTTCTCAGTACCTGTTTCTTCTTTCTTTCCAAGTTTGCTTTCCAGTTCTTTGTATGCCTTTTCCAAGTCTTCAGCGGACTTGAATTTACCGGCATACCTAAGTTCTGCTTCTTCGTCTTTACGAGCTTGTTCATATTTAGCACGATTGCGTTCTTGCTCATCGGCAATCAGCTTATCACCAAGCTCGGTTAGCCTCGCTTCCTCTGCCTGACGGGCTTCGGTTACTGCGGGGTCATTTCCGTCAAAAGTGATTTCAGCCATAAGAGGTTAGCGGTAAGTAAGTGGTTTAGTGAGTAACAAGAGAAACCTTGCCAAGACCAGGAGTGACTACCTTTTTCTTGGGTTGAGGCTTGATCTTGTTGGATTTAACACTGGGCTTGCCAGCGGATTTCTTCGCAGTAGAAAGACTAGTAGGAGTCGCTGCGGGTGCCTCAGCCTTGGGCTGGGGGCTGGCTTGATTGTTGGATTCCATCAACTTGATTTTGTAGGGCTTCAAGAACAGCTGGGTTCTTTTCAGGGTCCATCATAGGCGCTTTAGATAGCTGACCCATTTGATTCATCATGGATGCTTGGGTCATCTGTTGACGCATACGTTGTTCTTCTTCTTGACGCTGTTCAGCAGTCTTGACCAGATTAACTGTATCAATACCTTGAGCAGCAGCAAGACGTTTGATTGCTTCCTCAGGGTCAACAAACTTAACCATAGCCTCTGGACCAAGAGCCTGTGACACGGTTTGAAGGAACATCATCAGGGACTCACGGTCTTGACCACGGCCAACACCTTCGATACCTGCGATGACGGTAGGGAATACCACACCCTTAGGAAGTTTGGGAAGGATCTTAGAACGTTGTAACACGAACAGCTTACGCTGAAGATAGGGTTGCAACAGTTCGGTAGTCAGGTTCCCATAAATACCACCCAGCTGTTCATTAAGTTCTTGCTGGGTAGCGCGAATCTCTTCTGCGGTAGTACGTTCTGATTGACGTACCGTAAGAATAAGAAACGCTTCACTCAGTCGCTGTGTCAGCTGAGTGATCATTTGATATGCCGTAGAGAAGTCAGCCTGTTTGGCTACTTGTACCACCGACACATCTTCTTGACGGCCTTGGATAATTGCTCCATTTCCGGCCTTTGCCAAAGTAGCAGGCTTGACGGTAGCAGAAGGAGATACCAAAAAGACCACCTTAGCAGCAGCAGCGGAGCCCTCAACCATAGCTTGCATGAGTCCTTCAAGCGACTTAAGGTCACCGAGGTATTCTTCAATGCGTCCACGTCCATAGTCTTCACCATCAACGATGTTAAAGCGGAGGGGCAGCCAGGGGGTTTGAGTCTTAGGTGCTTTGCCGTAGCTATCTTCTATGATTTCTCCATCAACTTCCTGTCGCCAACGCCATTGTCCATCTTGGAGTTTAGCCCAAGTATAAACAGCAGTTTCATCTTCGCCAACAGTCACATCAAGACTAGGAGTGGCAGTGTTGTCATCCACTCGATTGATGCTGGACTTAGGCTTTTTAAATTTGTCAGGAAGGAATTGACGATTGATTGATTCAACAGTAACGATCTCAGTGGGTTGACCCTCTCCATCACGGACGACCACATAACGGTCAAGAGGATACAACTTAACACCACTCGAACCCATGTAGACCAGGACATTCCCGGTTACAATTAGATGTTTCATTGCCTGATGTAGGACCACACGATCCTGTGATTCAGCAATGTGTTGCATGATAACCCGTTCCATTTTGGACAGGCTCAAGTCGATCTCAGATTTAATCTTGACATCTAATTCGGGGTCCGAGGCGAGCTTACCGTCGTTGATCTGAAGCTTAAAGAACGTAGCCGTTACTGGGAACAGACTAAGCATAAGCTTCGAGGCCATGACGTTTGCGCCTTTGGCTCCGATAGACTGCCAGGGCGTAGGAAGCTTCTGTCCATTTACCACACCCGTAGGAGTAAGGAGGTAAGGAAGACTTAGCTTCGCACATTCCCTAGCAGTATCGAGAAAGATCGTTCTGTCGCTTGCTAGTCGAGCGTAGCGTGAAGCGGCAGACGAGTTTTCCATTGTTGTTTAAAAAATTAAGTAGCGACATTAAGTCCGGTTGTACCGGTAGAACCATAAGGTACGGTTCCGTAAGTAGTCTTAAGGCCAGTTGCAGCTTTGCCTTTGGTAGTAGCTTTCTTAGAGCCAATGCTACTAACAACTTTAGCTTGCTTAGTACTAAGAGTACCTTTACCAACACCAGCACTGCTAATGGTGCCTAGCTTGGCACGTTTAGCTTCATACTGGGCTTGACGTGCATCAAAGTCAGCAATCTTTTTATCAAGAGCCGATTGTTGCTTTGCCATTGAAAAGGCAACGTCACCATACGGATCTCGTGGGTCAAACTCACGACCTTCGGTCTGAGCTAGGCGAGCCAAGTCACGTTGGTTTGCAGAAGGAATGTTATAAATAGCACCGCTCTTTCTCATTTGTTCCACACGGCTTGGGTCACCGAGAGCTTCCCAGCGCTGCCTCTGTTGGATGCCATACTCACGGCGTTGTTGAGCGCCAAGTGAGCTTCTCATGGGGGCAAACTTTGGAGCAGGTGCCATGTTCATATAAGGAGAAGGTGCTCCACCTCCACCTCCGCCACCAGGGACAGGACTTCCAGCGTAACACATTTATTTGTCCTCCTTACTCTTTTGGACATTAAGACCAGTAGTCTGTCCAGTAATCGTACCCAAGCCAGGAGTCTTATATTGTGCAGCACCTTTGCTGCGTTTCTTGGCGGCAGAGCGGGTCATTGCTTTACTAGTAATTGTAGCTACCTTTTCACCCACAGGCGCAGGAGGCGGCGGAGGGGGCTCCGGCGGAGGAGGTAGTTCAAATTGTTGTTGTGGTGGTGCTGGAGGCGGCGGTGGTGGCGCAGAGGGTGCGCTAGGGGACATACACATTAGTCTAGTTTTTCTGTGTTTTACTTTTTAAGTATTTGATCACAGCAATTGCTCCAGCTCGATAAGCTAACTCTCGCTCAGAAATTGTGTGCTCAGGAAAACGATCAGGGTATCTGTCTTCAAGCTCAGTAATAAGTCGAAGTAGATCTACTTTACCTCCAACCACCATAGTCAGAGGCAGGG